GGATCAGGTATCCGGCTTTCTCCAGGGCGCGGACGTACTTGCCGACATTGCTCTCGATATCTTTCTCGCCGCCTTGGGCCACCAGCATGCACAGATCCGGGATGCTGAACTTGCGGCGGATGCGCATGGCACGCCAGGCACGAATGCGCAGGCTATCTTTTTTGACCTTGGGTGATGTCCAGGCCGTGGGGCCTGATCGGAGCGTTTTGCCAGCCGCTGCGGCTTCTCGGCCGGATTCCGTGAGGATGTGGCAGCCTTGACCGGTCTTTTCAAGCAGGCCATATTTACGCAGCTTGAGCGCAGCATGCTCGACCTGTCTGGCGCTAAGCCAGGTGATCTCGACCATGCGAGCCTCGGTGATGCATTCGGATGGCGAAGCCTGGGCGATAGCTTGCAGCAGCTGTTCAGCGGTCCATTTCATGACTGATCGCTCCCGGATTCGCTTACAGCCACGAGCGGATACTTCACATCCTCGATCGCCGCCATAAGGGACAGGAATGCCTCTGCCTGTTGTTTAGCCTCTTCGGGCGCATCTTCGTCATTGAGGATGGCGACCAGGTCTTCATATGCAGGGATCTCGTTTGCGCAAGCCATCAACCGTTCAATGGCTGCCAGAAGCCTGTCGCGCTGCGCCTGCATGCGATCCAGCTTTTCCAGCAGGCGCTTATGTGTCCAGTCGGTCATATCAGCGCCCTCCGGTGCTGCGCACGACACGTGGGCGACGCGCTTGCCAGTCATGGGTCAGGGTCTGGCCTGCCATATCGCCGAGGCCGACTTGCTTGAGGCCGTTGCGCTGCGCGGTGCGCTCGCAGGTGGCGATGGCGTTCATGATTTCGCGCATGCGACCTGCAGATTGCCGCTGGATCTCGGTGACCAGATCGGGGGCGATCTCGACCTCGGCCAGCTGTTTGCAGGTGAGCGTGACATCTTCGATGGTGGCTGGCTGAAACTCGACAACGGTGGCGATGCGGCTGCTGATCTGCTTATGACGTGCGATGCGGGCCTGCACTTGGTCCATGCCGACCAGGATCACCAATACTTCGGTGAGATCGGATAGATCGCGGACGGCTTCCAGTACGCGGGCGTTATCCTTGAGGCAGTGCTCGACCTCATCGATTACCAGCGGTGTCTGATTGCCGCCGATATATCCAGCGATGCGGCCGAATACATCCTTGGCACGGCCGCGCGAATCGAGTTTGAGATTCTCGGCCAGCTCGGTCAGGAACCAGTTTGGCGTCCATTCCTCCTTGGCACGCAGGTAGGCTGCGCCGGTCTGGATGGCCCATTGATCGACGGTCTCCGACTTGCCGTAACCGGCTTCACCCGTGACCAGCATCATGCTGGCTTCGGCCGCTCCGCGCGTTTCTACCGCGCTGATGCCTGTGCGAAACCGCTCGTAATTGCTTGTTTTGACAAATTGTTTTTTCACGTTCAAACTCCTGAGTGCAAGTAGTGCTTCAAAAAGGTCACGCGGTAGCGCCAACTACCGTGTGGCCACCTCTCTATCGCCGAATATGTCCTCCCATTCGGCGGTTAATCTGTAGTAGTTGATCCAGGCTTCATCCTCCTGCGTGATCTGTTCTGCGTTGCCCATCAACCAACGGTATTTGCCAGCGTCGGTGTCGAACATTGGCCGCGCTGCACGTCTTGGCAGCGCAAGCACCTTGGCCGTTGTGTCGAGTGATTCCTCGATATCCATCACCGGCAGTTCGATCGATGGTTGGTGTTCAATAAGTACGGTTGGCTGCAGCTCTTCCATTGCCTCTTCGATCTTGGCCTCCGCGCGCTTGATACGACCCTTGGCGCGTTTCTCGGCAGCCTGCTGGATGAAGGATTCAGGGAAGTAGCTGCGCTTGTTGGCCTCGAACTCGGCCACACAGATCAGGCGACCTTGCTGATCACGCACCCAGACTCTGCTGGCGTCGTGAATGTCGTATCCGACCCGCACCGTTTCTCCGTGGTGGTGTTCCAGATCCGGGTGGAAATAGAGATTGCCGAACAAGCGGACCTCGCCCCGATTGGCCTTGGCCTCTTTGTATGGCCGGAACAGGTCGTCGGCTTCGTGTGACTCCACCATGACCGGTTGCCAACCCTCAATGACAGCTTGCTGCCAGGCTTCATTTGGTGACTGGTGACGCATCCTGCCGGTCTCGTTGTCGCGGATCTTCGGCAGTGCGCGATGTGGCCGGTTGTTGTAGGCGTCGATCTGCTCCTCACACCACTGCACAAAGTCGCTCCAGGGCATGAGCAGACGGGATGAGCCAACCAGGCGCAGATCCGCGCGGGTGATCTTGTAGGCCTTTTGCTTCGCCTCGCGGTCCATGTCTGCGCCCATGTAAGTCGGCAGCGTCTTTGCGCCGCGTACCCAGATGGATTGATGCGAGCGCTCCTCAAGGCCGCGCGCTTGCGAGTTGTAAGGCAGGCTGTGAGTGAGCGTGGCACCGATTCGAGCTATAAAACCGGTGGCCTCTGCGCTCATGGCTGCGTTCTTGTAGCCTGAGCCGTTGTCGACGTAGAAGATCGCTGGGATGCCACCAGTCAGACAGGCATGGCGCAAGGCGTCGAGCACGGCCCAGGTGGATTCGGCCAGCCCTGCGGACCATCCCACAGCGCGACGAGTGCCAATATCCAATACCGTAGTAATCTCTGGCCGGAATGCCCTGCCATGCATGGGGTGAGCAACTTCTGCATCAAAGGTATGGCCATCTGCCGTGTAAGCGTCGGCCGGCCACATCTGGCTGGTATCGCGCCGCACAAATGGACGGATTGACTTGATTTCGCGGTTGCCCATGCGGCCGCGCTGTACTTCGGTTTTGCTGATTTTGTGCAGGAAGCGGTTTGCCGCAAAATACGATGGCACTTCCACGCCTGCAGGCAGGGCTGCCGGAAGTTGTTCCATCACCCATTTGAGCGCAGGCTTCTGCGGCTGACGGTACAGTGCCAACAGGTAAGGCGCCCATGCCGGGATATCGTTGCTTGCGCGTTGTCTTGGAGCCAAGGCAGCAACGCCACCCTCAGCATCCTTCAGCCATCGGAATATTGAGCTGCGCGAAAGTGTGCGGTTGCCACTTGCACCGGCCCTGGCATTGGCGACTGGTACAAGCTGCTGCAGGTGTTCTGGCAACATGCCGCTTGCAGCAAGGCTAATCACTGTCTGCACAGCCTTACTGGTGCAGCCGACCGTCGCCAGGCGCTGCACTTCAGCGCAGATGGCGGCCCGCGCCTCTGCCACTTGACGCTGCCAATCTTTTAATTGGGTAGGAACAGGATTTGATACAGTTAAATCTGTATTTTGTACGGGTGAATCTGTAGTTTTAGACTGCAGTTTTGTAGGTATAGCCTGCACCATCGACTGCAGGGCACGCTCGCGGATCGCCTTCATGACGGCTTTTGGCGGTTGATATTCATACCCGCCGCCCCGGCCGGCGCGCTTTCTGCTCGGCCATTGTTCGCGCGACACCTTTTCGTTCATATTGCGCTTAGTTGTAGGCATGCCAGGCAACTGCATATCGGCCAATTCTGCTGCTGAATACCAGTCTTTGGCGGTCATTCCAGCACCCCCATCACACGCTTGATCTGTTTGATTTGCTGGGCGGCTTCATCCCGCATGCGCTCAAGCTTGCCCAGCTCGGCATGTAGCGCATCCTTACCGATCAACAAGCGTGCGCCGATCTTGGCGGCAGCGAGGTTGGCAAGGGTTTGTGATTCTGTGGCAATGTCGAATGCGATCGCTGTATCCAGCGGTGGGATATGGTCCTCGCGCGATTCTGCTGTATAGGCATCGAGCATGAATTTGCTGATCTCGCGGTTGAGCAGCCGACTCATTTTTGCGGCAACATCAAATCGATCATGCCCCTTGAGGGCTGCAGACATCGCGCATGCGATTTCGACACGACAGGAAAGGCTGCCGTCGGCAGACACCGGTGGGGGCGGCAGCTCGAACATGTCGCGCGTCACGGTATCTCTGGAGCGGCGCATCACGCGACCTCCCGGTTGTTTATGTCGTATACATTGCGCGATTTAACGGTGGTGTTACTATTGACTTGTTTTTTGATATAGCGACCAATCCCGCGCTCGCCGCGCCCCGATTTCGGACTACCGTCTTCGTGGTAGCGGCTTGGCCAGATGGCTTGCGGGGTGGTGCCGAGGTGCTCGGCAATAAGGCGCTCGTATTTTGGGCATGGGCGGTAGAGCGCCTGGCGCAACGTGGACGCAGCATAGCCAAGTTGGACGGAAAGTTGGTTGAGATTGGTGCCGGTTTCACGCACCTTTCCAATGATCCGCCAGATAGGCCAGTCTTCGAGGGCTGGTTTTTTTGCCATGTTTAACGCCGCTTTCGTTCTATACATGGCTGAATTGTGAAGTAACTATTACCTATCGTCAATAGGTAACACTTAAATTTTTAACGGAATCGCCTTCATTGGTATATTTATCAATAAGAATTAATGAATTAATAAAACTGTTACCAAAAAATGAGGTAACGGTTAAAGGTAACGGTTATGAGTGAAGAACCGTTACCTAAAAATTCATATTCAGCTTATGAGTTGGCGGAGTTGCGTTTGCCCGGCAAACCAACCACAGCCAAGGGCTGGTATCAGCTTGTGGAACGCGAAGGTTGGCGCGAAATCAAGGCTATCAGTAGCGGTCGCGGGAGAAAAGGCGGAGCAAGACGAGAGTTTGTTCCTCCAGATGATGTGCGAGCCTTGATTGAGCAACCAAGGCCAGACTCTGCGTTAGAAAATAAGCAGGTAACCAAAGCCGGGAAGAATATTGATGCGGGCGGCGGTGACCTGGTCAACATCCCATGCCTCAACGTCAAAGCCAGTGCCGGATACGGCAATCATGTCTATGAAGAGCGTGTGGTCGGGCACTTCCAGGCAAGCCGTGCGTGGGTGCGCAACGTCTTAAACTGCGATCCTGGAAAGGTGCACATCATATTTGTCGACGGCCCAAGCATGGAGCCGACGCTAGAGGACGGGGAGTTGGTTCTGATTGACCGTCGCTGCGACAAATTCGACAACGATGCTGTATATGCCATCCAGTTCGATGGTCATCTGCGCATCAAGCGTGTCCAGCTGCGCTGGGACGGCACCGTAGTCATCAAAAGCGACAACCCGAAGTTCGAACCGGACATCTTGACCCAGGAACAGGCAGATCAACTACATGTGATCGGCAAGGTGCTGCCCTGGAAGTTCGGGAAATACAGGCTCTAATTCATCTGAGCCAATAAGGGAGCTGCATCAGCTATAACAAGAAAGGGTGAAAATGGCTATTTCAAAGAGAGTAACCGACCGAATCGCGCTGCAGATAAAGAAGTATCAATCCATTCTGGCAGACGCCAAGGATCGAGACATCAGTGAATCAGATACTGTCGTCATCATAGGGGATATGCTGGCTGATATATTGGGCTACAAAAAATATACCGAGATCACGACAGAGTTTGCGATTCGTGGCACCTATGTGGATCTGGCCGTCAAAGTAGACAACGATGTACGCTTTTTCATCGAAGCTAAGGCTATCGGCAGCTCATTGAAAGACAACCATATCAAACAGGCAATCGACTATGGCGCAAATCACGGCATTGAATGGGTCGTGTTAACCAATGGCATCCATTGGCAGGTCTACAAGATTCACTTTAAGCAGCCAATCGATAAGTCCCTGATCTTTGAACTGGATATGCTGACCACGTCGCCGCGAGATCCAAAGGCTCTCGAATGCTTGGGCACTCTGAGCAGAGAGGGATTTACCGAATCCTCGATGAAAGCATTTTTCCAACAGCAACAAGTGACAAGCAAGTTCACATTGGCGGCGGTTCTTCTAAGCCCACCACTACTGCAAAGCCTGAGAAAAGAACTTAGGAAGCTATCCCCAACACTGAAGGTCGATGAAGAGTTTTTACAAAACGCGCTACAGTCAGATGTGCTCAAGCGTGAGGTTGTGGATGGTGAGGAAGCAAAGCAAGCGCAGGACCTGGTCAAAAAAGTCGC